GAACAACACGCTGAATTTATCAAGGGTTTAGACTTGTCTAATAAGAGAAGTCTTGCTAGAAAAAAAGGACTTGTTAAGGTTTTGTCACAACAAAACGCTAACAACACCGATGACTATGACAATGACTATGACAATGAAGATTATATAAATAAATTTGAAACTATGTGGAAAGAGATTTCCCCAAAAATTCGTAAAAGATCGTCAAAACCTAAAGCTAAACAAAAATTTTTACGCTTGTCAAATGACAATAAAGACAAGGTTTTATCTACATTTCCTGTTTACCATGAAGAACAAGGCGAATTTACAAAGGCATTAGATAGATTTATTGCTAATGAAATGTACCAAGAGATACCACAACCACTTACTTTAGAGCAAGAAAGAGAAGAAAAACAAAAAGAAAGTGATTATTTGTTAAAAAGTAGATACGATTTATATTTAAAAACTGGCAAATCTTTTAATTTATCAGCACAGGACATAGAGGAAGCAGAAAAAAAGTTTGGAAAAAAAAAAGAAACTTAGAGTTTTATCATTAGGTGCTGGTGTACAATCAAGCACATTAGCTCTTATGATAGAAAAAGGTGAAGTACCTATGGTAGATTGTGCAATATTTGCTGATGTTGGTGCAGAACCTCAATCAGTTTACAATCATTTAGAATACCTTAAAACAAAATTATCTTATCCAATCTACATAGTACAATGGCGAAACTTAAAAAAAGATATTATATCTGCTGCAAAGGGTGAATTTACAGCATTTACAGCACCTTTTTTTTCAAAAAATATAAAAACAGAAAAAAAAAGTATGTTGAGGAGACAATGTACTGCAAGTTATAAAATAAAACCAGTTCAACAAAAAATTAGAGAATTACTTGGCTATAGTAAAGGTGAGAGAGTACAAAAAGACACTAAAGTAGAAATGTTAATGGGTATTTCTTATGATGAAATGATAAGAATGAAAGTCAATACTATTAAATATATTGAAAACATATATCCACTTGTTGAAAAAGCAATACGAAGAAATCATTGTATTAATTGGATTAAAAAAAATAATTATAAAACACCACCACGATCAGCTTGTACTTTTTGCCCATATCATTCAAACACAGAATGGAAAAGAATTAAAGAAAATAAAGAGGAATGGAACGAGGTAATTCTTATTGATAAAATGATAAGAGAACAAGAGAAGTTTAAAAATTCAAAATCTGGATCTGTTAAAGATTTACTATATCTACATAGGGATTGTAAACCAATAGACGAAGTAGATTTTCGAAGTGCAGAAGAAAAAGGACAAGGAAATTTGTTTGAAGATTTTGGTCAATTAGATAATTGCGAAGGTATGTGTGGGGTTTAGTGGCAAAAAAGAAAAAGAAAAAAAAACAAAAATCATTAAAAATTGAAGAAGAAAAGGATTTTGGATCACAACCAATAATTAATGTTGACGGAAAATACATAAGATTACCAGATTATAAAGAAATTATCCTCTCTGCTGGTAGAGTAGAGCTTAAAATTAAGTCAGTTCTACACAAATACTTCACAAATAACCAGCTTTGCCCTCAAGACGCTAAAAAAAATGCAGTTAGACACCTTGCTGGAGAGAAAATGGAATATTTATCAGTTCTTGCGAATGTCAAAAAGAGTCCCACACAAAATTGGGATCGCATTGAGGGATTAGTTGTAGGTGGTTATGATTTAATAAATATAAATTCTTTTGATGCACACTCTGTTTTTACAAAAGCACTCAATGAATGTAAGCCACATGATATGATTTTGTACGATTTAATTGTAGAAGATCAACCTTGTGGTAGAAAAAACATGGATAGATTAAGAGAATGTCTTGATAATTGTGCAAATTTCTTTAAAATCAAGTAAGGCCTATGTTTGAAACTCTCTTTCCATAGGCCAATTATAATGTTTGACAAGTGGAATCGCATTTTGGTATAAATTATTAAGGTCGAATCTTATGCCTTATTCCCTTTTTTGTTATGGTCAATCCTTATATAAAATTGTGGGAATCAGTCCTTATCAGATTATTGCTTGACAGTCTAGGTTATCCAAGTCCAACCATGAGTGAATCTCTTTACAGAATAGAAAATAATGCAAAATTATGGCTTAGATCAAAATCTTTTGTAGATGTATGCGATCTAGCCGATAAACAACCAAATTATATTATGAAAATTTATGACAAAATTAAAAAAAAAGAAAACCTTGAACAAGATCAAGCTGCAAAATATCTCAGATTTTTACTTGTATCAAAACGATAATGAGAATTGCCAATTTTTTATTGTAAGAGATGACAACCAAAAACCTAACTTAGTTATGGTTTATAGAAATTTTGAAAACGAACAACAAATATTAGATTTTATTGAGGGTATCAGATTAGCCGACAATCCCCAAAGCAGTAGAACAATACATTAAACATCTACTTTAAAGCCCTCTTAAAGAGCTTTTAACTAAATATTTAAAATTCTATACTTATTGTAAATTCTACTTTTAATTCATCACAATAGGTATTTTGTTCTGCATGGTGTTTTAACATTGAATAAAGTTCCCCAAGATCATAACAGCTATCACTAAGCTCTAATGTTTTTGTTATTACTTTTGGTTTTTTATAATCAACATATTTACCTTTAGTATTGTCATAAGCACCATTTTTTGTATCTGTTCTTGATACTTTAATATTGTCATATCTAAGCATTATTATTTACCTCTCTTTCTTTTTCCTCGCTTTTATCTTCTTGTATTAGTTCACCTTGAGTATAGCCTTGTTTTATCATCTCAGCGATATGCTCAAGATCAATTTCATTTGGTTCGTAATTTGGGTAATCATCAACTGATAATTTCCACCAAGTAGATTTTATTGTCATTATTTACCTATACCTAAAATTAATTATAATATTCTTTATATTCTGATTTAATTGGCTTTGTAATAAATTGCTTAAACATATCACATTTACAAGTTTTTAAATCATATTCATAAGCCTTTAAATCATGTTCAAAAACTACTTTCCAATATTCTTTTTTTGGATTTAAATCTTGAATATAATCTTGTTGCTCTGAATTTAGGTCTTCGTAATATTCTTTAAAAACATTTGAAACATCAGTCCACCTAGTTTGATAAGTTCCGTTTAATAATAATACTCTGACTGGAACTATATTATTATTAAATAAAGTTTCTAATCCCTCTAAGTTATCGTCTTGCTCAAATTGATTAGCTATTTCTGTATAATCAATATTATCATTCATTATTATTTACCTCTCTTTCTCGTAAAATATCTAATGGATCGTATTTTATAATTGCGTCTATATCTTTTTTAGAAAAATAGAACATTAATTTACGATATAATAAATTTAATTGTTTAATCATTATTATTTACCTCTCTTTATTTGATTAATAGTTATTTTAGCTTTTTGATAAAAACTATCATCTGGCATACAAGTATCTAATCCTTCTTGAAATTTGCAATCATAGCAATATTCAGGATCTATATGAGTACAAGAATTTTTAGAAAATAATAAATAATTTTCATTTACATTTGCACTACCACAAGAAACACAGACTGAAATACCCTTATCTACTAAATCTTTATAACTATACATTATTTACCTCTCTTTATTATAATATAACTAATGTAAACAAAGCCTATAATTATAAATAAATCTAGGCCATTAAAACCTTGCATAAACATCAAGCAATATCCTTATAATGTTCTTGATAAAAATCATTATCAAGTATAACGAATTGATCCCAATCGACTTTAAAAAATCTATAATCAGTCAATCCACCTCTTGCGTCTGCTCCATTATGAATTGACAAAGCTATTATATCATTGTCGTAAAGATCATCTCCAAAATGCAAATACTGTATATCTTGAGATAAGACATTATCAAAGTTGTAAGTATAAACACAATGTATCTTGTCATCAGTTAAAAATTTAGACATAAAATCCTCTACATCATTCCAAACATTTGATCTACCATTAGGATTATTAAAGGCGTGATATTGATCTCTTTTTATCCATTCATTTAATTTTTTTGTCAATTCTGGTAAGTAATGACATGAATTAATTAAATGATGATATAAAGATTTAGTGATAATAATATCTTTAGGATCAGATTTATCAAAATGTAGTTCTTGTTCATTCATAAAATCTAAATGCGTTTTTTTTTGGTTGCGTTGCCAATGTCTGCCATTGTCGCCTCCACTATCAAGAAAATGCTTCCCTGTATTCTCGGTTAGCATTTCATAAATAGCTTGTTGTGTTTGTGTTGTCATAATTTTCTCTCTTTCATTGTGTTAATAGATCATAAAAAAAAGAAAAAAACAAGAAAAAAAGTTAAATTAATCTAAATATCTTAAATACTTTATATATAGATAATTAAGCAATTTATCCTGATCTTTTTGGCCAAGCTGCTTATATTCTTTATTTAACTGTTTATCCTTAATAATAAGCTCTATAAGCTGATTATCTTTGTTTATATCTCTTTTTTTAATCATACTAATATAGACGAATTTCACGCCAAATTATTCCAAAAAACCACGAATTATTAAAACTTAATGATTAAATACTTAAATAAATACTTAAAGATATATAAAGAACTATATAAGGTAATACATAGAATATATTTAGAAATTGTTGATATACTTAGGTTATGTAAGATCTATATTTGTTTTTATATTAATGGATATATAAAATAACAAAATACATTTTACAAAGCCTATAAAGACAATAACAAACAAAATAAATTAAGAACTATATAAACAAATATATAAAATAATATTTTATTACAGTATTTATAATATTATGATGTATATCGGATAATATTTATATAAATATGTACTATATTATTACTATTATTTTATATGAACAAAATACAAACAGAACTGTGTTGTAAAAATTTATGTGACAACCCCCATCGTATTTTTTTTTATAATTATACTACCGATTACAACTCAGAACTAATGTCCATAAAGGCCTTGCCCATATAAATACAGATATGATAGAGTTTACAAAAAATAAAAAAGATATACCTGAAGGTAAGCTATATAGTGAGCTAACTATATTTGGCTGGGATAAGAAAAAAGAGATGCAGCATAGAGTATGTTTATATTGTGATGCTTGGGGATCTTTTGCTATACAGCCGAAAGACGCATACAGACAGTATTATTTTTTATGTGGAGATCATTACTCAAGTGAAAAAACAGAAAAAATCTAAGCCTAAAATTGATGTGTTTAGTATCTTGGTCAAAGAGCTGAATGACAGAACCCCTGTAAAACAAAACTCAGGTAAAGGTATTGTCAAAGATAGCACAGTTGCACGAATACAAGATATATATAGTGGGGATAAGAAAGACGATGTATGAACACGATTACGATCCCATACAAGCCTAGAGACCTACAAACACAAGTACACAAGAACCTTAAAAGATTTAATGTATTAGTATGCCATAGACGATTTGGCAAGACTGTCTTGACAGTCAATGAACTTATAAAGAAATGCTTACAATGTAAGCTACCACGACCACGATATTATTATATAGCTCCGACCTATAGCATGGCAAAAAGGATAGCTTGGGATTACCTCAAGTATTATACCTCTGTTTTACCCAATATGGACTACCATGAGACCGAATTAAGAGCCGAGCTACCAAATGGGGGTAGAATTCAGTTATTAGGCTGTGAGAGGCCTCAAACGCTAAAAGGACTATATATTGATGGAGTGGTATTAGACGAGGTTGCCCAAATGCCTCCGAAGATGTGGACTGAGGTCATACGACCAGCTCTATCAGACAGAGAAGGTTTTATGATTGCGATTGGTACTCCTCAAGGTCATAACGCCTTCTTTGATCTCTATAATCATGGACTTCATGATGATAACTGGTACACAGAGAAATTTAAGGCTAGTGAAACAAAAGTAGTTAAAAAAGAAGAACTAGCAGAGGCAAAGAAACTTATGCCTCCAGAGATATACGAAGCTGAGTATGAATGTAGCTTTGAAAGTTCTGCAATAGGAGCTATCTATTCACAAGGACTGAATAAAGCAGAAGATGAAGGCAGAGTAACAAAAGTGCC